GAAAATGAAAATGAAATGATTTGAAAATTTTTTTTTTACAAAATTCAAAAATCCCTTTTCCTTCTCTCTCTTCTCTTGTCCCATCACTTTACACCCCCATCCTCTTTTGAAAAATAAAAAAGCGATTTAGTTTTGAAATGATTTGCCAAGGCCCATCTGTCCAACGACCACCGTTTTCTCTCTCTGATGCGATAGACAACATGTCCGCAAAACTGCACGAAATGGGAAGCCCCTTTTGCTCCAACTCTTCGTCGCTCAAGTGCTGAAATCCTTGATCTTGCATGACGCGAATAAAATACTCAAACGACACCAAATATTCATCGATAGACTGATTGATGGAATCTTGATACACTTGAATTTTGCGTCCGAGACTCTTTTCGTCAGGTGGAAGAAAATCTTGTTTGTCCTTCTCCTCGTCGTCCTTGTCCTCTTCGTCTTGGTCTTCGTCGTCGGATCCATCTCCATCGACCATTGCCTCCGCAAGTAGCGCTTTTTTCCCACCCGCTCGAAAAGATCGCCCAAAGAGACGTCGTAGACGCCAGACCAAGCGTCCTTCTTCATCTTGTAGCTCTACCTCTTTCCTTCCCTTTAGCATTTCCATTACCTTGTTCCCGTCATAGCATGTCCCAAAAAAGTACCCGTTGGGTTTTGTATGCGCCGCCACATTTTCCACGAATCCCATGAGCGTGGGCTTGTCCGAAAAGAAATAATGCACGGCGAATTGGCAAGACACCAGATCGAATCCGTCCTCCACATGAGCCCGTTTCAAATGACGATGACGAAAGTCTTTCCCAAGAACCGCCGTATTGAATTCTTGCATCGGACCACCTAAAACAGCCTTGACGATTTCGGCATCTTCCTTGGAAAAACAACCCATCCCATCCTTCAGAGGTTTGGATGCGTCCGCATGAACAAACAGACACGAAGTCGATGATTGATTATTGGCATGGGCATGGGCATGGGCATGGGCATGGGCATGCTTGCGAACCAGTTTGTTCTCGCGATAATTGAACTCAAAACAAGTTCCTAGATAGCGCGCATAGGCACCGTCTTGGCGATTCACGATATTGTCCAGCGAAATATCCAGACCGAGCACAAACGAACATTTTGACTCCAACCATTTGTACAGATCGCCTCCTTTTCCACAAGCCAACTCCAAAAGAGTGAGAGGTGTAAAATGTCGCCGACCTCGCCCACCATGTCCATCTGCCGAAGACAAGACCTGAAAGAGCCGTCTTTTCACCGCATTGTGGAACGTCCGCATATCCTGCGATGGTGAAGAAGGTGACAGAACCAGATCCGATACGGCTTTTTCACGACGATAATAGCAATCGATCCATTTCTCTTCCTCGGCGGCCCATTCACGCTGATCCACCCCTTTGCCCGTCTTCATCATCTCCTCGGTAATCGGAAAATGAATGCTTTTCCAATTATCATTGGCCGTCGTAAAATTATTCCCGAACCTTTTGTCTTTCGCCAATCCACTCATTTTGTCTTCGCGCACACGAACGGGAATCCATCGGCGGGCGCACACGTCATATCGGAATTCCACCACATCATTGTCGTGAAACTGTTGGCGAGTGGTCTCCGTCAACATCACCATTTTGTTCCCAGTAGTCGAGGCTATCTCGATATGGACAAGATTCGCATCTGGGTCGTAAGGGTGGGTCGGGACAAAAGGTCGAACACGGTAATGGGAAGTATCGACAACTGCGGCTCTACGAGTGTGGAAGGGAGCTTGACGCTGAATCGGGCGACCGCCTCCCGATCCAATGCCGCGCCAAAGTGCTGGAATGTGCCCATCGTCTCCTTCGGCGTCCCCTAAATCAAACGATCCCGCCCCAAACAAAACATAGGACCGAGGATCGAGTCGTTCTTGCGCCTTTGTGTATCCGCAACATAAAACAATGGTTTTTTTGGATACTCCTGTCGTCGGATCGATAAACACTTCATCTTCACCATTCGTTTTGTTTTTGACCGAGCGCACGAGGAAATCCACCGTGTTTTCAGCCGCGGGTTTCCATTTGAACGAATAGTCCCATCGGCGGCGGGGCTTGAGAATCCCACGAGGAGCTTCTTCCCCACTACCCGCCTCTGCCTCCACTCCCGCTCCACCCTCATCTTCGTCTTCACCTCCTTCGGCCGCTACTATCGCTTTCTTATCCTTACTCCCACCACTACCACCACCACCACCACCACCACCTCCTTCCATCTCGCCATGAGATTGGCGGTATTCTTGCGAACGACGATCGCGAAACAAGACTTGCGGCGGACGACTCTCTCCTACCCCCAAATGGCACGGCGTGAAAATAAGTCCGTCCGTACGATACATGAAATCTGTCTCCAAAACTTGACGGCTACACTCAAAAATGGTCTTTGCCAATAAAGGCGAACCGCAAATCAGGAATGTTTTGCAAACGAACATCATCGGAACCTTCATTGCGGGAAGTTGAGGAGGAGGCACAGTAGAAGCCGCCGACATGCCTTCTTTCGGCATTGGACTTCCTTCGGCCATAGGCTGCATCTCTTTCATCAACACTTGCAAAACTTCAAGGCGAAATATGGTTTTGAAGAGCGAGAGAGTTGGGTTGGCCGCGGATGGCGTAATTTGGTCCATGGCCGTAAGTTGCTCGGGGCGAGTTTCCGCCAAGGCCTCCGTACGTGCAAAGGCAAACGGTTTTAGACAAATGGGTTTCTTTTCTTCTCTTGCGTTCCCCAAATAGTAAATGTCAAATGCCGCAAACAAATTGATGAAAACATCGTTTTTGTCATGAAGAATCAATTCGCCGTCCAAGAGCGTATGCACATATTTTTTTTCGCGAACGACGCATCCCGTAAACACCACCTTCATTGTCTGCTTGATGAGGTACAACCGATGATTGCGCGCGACAAACAGCAAATGGCGTTCCCCGTCCGCTTTTTCGGTGACACAATAATTTTTGCGGATAGAAATGACCGTGCTCGATCTTTTTGCATCCGTAGGTTTCTTTTGAGCCGCCCCATCCTTCTTCGCGTCCACATCATCGTCCTTCTCTTCCTCCTTCTCCTCATCCGCCTCCCCCTCTCCCAAAAGATGATGCCGCTGAAGAGAGCAAGAAGACGGACCCATAAACTCTTCCCCTCCTGTCAGCTCTTTGTATTCCTCCAAAACAATCCATTGCTCAGAAAGAGGTATCGGATATTGCGTTTCTTGAAGACCCATCAGCACGTACTTTATCGCTTTGCGCATCATATTGGCCAACGTAGACCAGTCACGTACCGTGGAATTTTCGTGTCCAATCAGTTCGTTGGCGACTTCAATCTCAATTTCGTAGGCGCTCTCCGTTTCAGGAGAAAACAATTCCGCACTAGACACGTCGGCGCCCTTGGACATGCGGACGATACTGAGGTCGATCCGAAGAGGCAAATCGGCTCGCGTAAAGGTAACACGATTTAGAAAGCGATAAAATCGGCTCGTCGATTCGTGATACAAGTCCAGCATCTCTTCTTTGTCGACTGGCATCTCGACATTGTACGCGACTTTGAAATTGAAATCGTCAAAGAGAACAGGACGGAGTTGAGGGACAATGTCGCCTTCTCTGCCTTGCGTCTTTTTCTTGCTTTCCCCGCTCGCTTCTTTACTCGCCCTATTTGCCTCTTTCTGCGGCGCCGAAGGCCGATACAAAACTTTGCGGTAACACTTGACATAATCTTTTTGCTTTTGGAAGAGAGCATCTACATTTTCGCCGTCCTTACAAAATTCCTTTACCACTTCGTGAGAATGGATTTCCAAGCGTTGACTGGAAGGGACCTTTTGGTCCGTGGGAAAGTTTTGACGGGACGGATTGACGCGTAACATGGTCGATCCTTCCTCGTGATTGGCGCGGAACCCCAACCCTTTCAGCGTACGAATTACATTTTGGTAGTCTACTCGGCTGATCGGGGTGCGAGATCCAAAGCGGCACTCTAGTTCGTCGTTATTGCGTTTCTCGGTCTGCTTTTTCATATCCCAAGGCTCGTTCTTCCAAAACAGTTGGACAATCTCATCGAACAATTCTTTGGGTTGCGGTGCTTTTTCTTTTTCGTTCATTTCGAAAGTCGTGGCGAATGGGGGGGGGGTGGTGTGGGCTGAAGAAAGAGGCTAACCAACGAAACTAAAATCAAAACTTATAAATAATGAAATTATCTTATCATCGTATCTTTTTCTTTTAATCTCTTTTCAAATCACATCTTGAATCTATTCCAGAGTTCGTCACATCACATCTAATTTTAGTTTGTCATGAATCTTTTGCGTCTCTCCATCATCGGGCTTCTTCTATGCGTTTTTGCAGACGGGAGAAAATACATAAGGTCGTCATTGATTCGCCAAAAGTTTGGGAAACCAGGATTTCACAATGATCTCACCGACCATCTCCAGCTTCAGCAAACTTCCCGACGGCAAGCGGGGGGAATGGATATGCGCTTCGAAGGAAACGAACTGGCAGAAGCCCACGAGATTCTGAAAATTCGCAGCGACCGCAGACGACAGTATATTGCCGCTTGCCTAAAAATGCTGGAATCCCCCAACATATCGATGTCCCAAAAACTTAAATGGAGCAATCGCATTCTTAAGGACTCCTCCGATTTGCCACCCTTGGAGGCCGCTTGATTTTTTTCGTATCATTTCTGTAAAATAATAGAACTTTGAGCAAGAATTTTTGTTTGTGTGTTGCGAGTTTGTTTTCTTCCATCCAAGATGGATCCGTTGGTGGGTGATTCCACTCCCAAATTCGGATTTATTGTCGTTCGGCATGTCACCGACAACGCAACCAATACGTATTGGCAGGAATGTTATTTGTGTATTCGGCGGGTATACGGAGATGGCCCCCTCATTGTAATTATAGATGACCACAGCAAAAAGGAATATCTTAGTATGGACGTCAGCTTCCCCCTTCAAAACATTCATTTCATAGAGAGTGAATTGGAGCCTGGAAGAGGAGAATTGTTGCCCTATTACTACTATGCCCGTTACCCGTGGTTTCCCACAGCCATCATCATTCATGATTCCGTCTTCATCCAGAAACGTATTTCCCCCGTATTAAATGCAAGGAACACATATCGATTTTTATGGAATTTCGACTTGGACACCCACCACCAAAAGGAAGAGCGGATCATGATAGAAGCTCTACAAAACAACGTTTCCCTCCTCCAGTTTCATTCGCGACGGCATTTATGGCCGTACGGATGTTTTGGTGTGATGAGCATAGTCAGCCACCCTTTTTTGCAGATGATTGATCAATATCATGAATTGTCACGCCTTATTCCGTTGGTTCAAACGCGTCACGATCGCTGCACGTTGGAACGAGTCATTGCCTGTATATTTCAATTTCATCATTCCTATAAAAACAATTCCATGTTTGGAAACATTAATCGGTTTTGTCGATGGGGAGTCACCATGGAAGAATACAAAAAAAAACTATCTCTTCGCAAACGATTGCCTTTTGTAAAGGTTTGGACAGGGCGGTAAAATTCAAAGTTTTTCACAGAGTAAATCAAACAATTGTTGTTTTGTCATTTTGGGTGATGGCATTGCTATTTCTAAACGTTGACAAATATCCCGCAATTCGTCAACCTTGTAAGCAGAGATCGCGCGCAGAGGTTTATCCAAGTTTTGCCATGGGAAATATTTGGTTTGGTATTTTGTCCATTGTGGATCATCTAAGTTTGATTCTAGTGAATATCGCAATGGTAAGTCCTCTACATGAACGACATTGATTCCCGCCAATCTTCCATCGACCGTTTTGCTAGATTTATTTGGCTTGGATCCTTTTTCGATCCCCTCTTCGTCCTCGTCCTCGTCCTCTTCATCGCATTCGTCGTCTGTATCCATTACATCCGTTGCCCCTCCTCCCATGCCAGACCCAATGCCTCCGTCGCCCGTCCCTCCCCCTCCTCCGACCGTAAATGCATCGGATGTCAGCTGGAAGCATTTGTTTTGATGGACGATCATCACGCACATACGTTCCAAAATGCAAAGAGCGAGGAATGTTTTTAGTCCGATTCGAGATTCGTTTGCCAATTCGTTTTCGATATTGTCTTTAATAAGCAAGATTTTAAACGTTTTAAGCAACATTTTCTCTTTGCGGGCTCTTAAAATGTATTCGTGTTTCAGTCGTTTTTCTTCGACAGCAATGTTGGCCATGCTAATGGTTCCGTAGTTCGCGAATCCAAACCGCATAATATAAAAGCACCAAAACAGGGAATCTTGTTGGGGTGGAGAAAATCGGCGGTTCGGGGCAGCACGCAGCAGAGTAAGTGCTTTGCGAGTGTTTTGGCGCGCTTTTACAAGAAACTGGTCCATTTCGATCTCTCGTGATGGCGTTAGCATAAAAGGTTCCCAGAGAACAAGATCCGTCATTTCAAGCGGTGGGTGAGAAAGGATGGCTAGTGGGGGAAAAAAACAAAATTAAGATATAAAGCTTTGCAAATTTTGTCTTTAAATGGAAACGACCGCGGATGATGATTCTGATGCGGCAGCAGCGGCAAGACAAGATGATGATAATGATGATGAAGAAGAGGTCGAAAAATAAGTATTTTTCAATTCGCCTTTTTGTTTTTCTACAACGTCCAGTGCCGATTCTTGCTTGTCCAAATATTGCAAATACAGAACGACGCGATCAATGGTTTCTTTTGTAACTTCGCTTAAATTAATGTGAATGCCGTTTTTGTTTTCGTTAATGACATCTTTTTCATGAGAAGCAAAAATACTTAAAATCTGAACTTGATTAAATTTATTGAGGCGTTCGATTTTTTCACGAAGTAAATTCAAATCTGTTTGATCCATCTGCCCACTAGTAATCGGAAAAAGAAACAAAAGAAAAACTATTATGATGGGGGACGGGAGGGGGGACAGGGAGAGGGACTGGGAGAGAGACAAGGGAATAAGAAAACAGAATATTATAAAATGCTCTGTATTTTTGGATTCGCTTTTAAATCATTATTTAATTGATTGAATTTGACACTAAAAAAACAAAATAATGTTCCTCGTTCTTGTTTTCTTCACTGCACTTGCCATTGCGTATGGTCTTCACCCCAACATGGGCTTCCCGCGCCCGCAACAGCAGCAGCAGCAGCCGCATCATGAGAATCCCCTGGAGCATCGAGAAATCCATATGGTATCTGACGATTCCTGCATGATTCCTACGTTCACAAAAGAGACGATCGATTTTATCGACGAATGCCTCGCCTCTTGCCAGTCTGATCCGAATATTTCAGAAGAGTCCTACGAAAAGTATTTTCGAGAATGGATGGCTAATATGCAAGAATGTGACGATCTTGCTGAACCCGACTGGGAAGAATATTATAATGCTTGTCAATATAATTATGCGCGTTTAATGGAGCGTTTCAACGCCATCACAGAGAAACTGGACAGCATTTTGGAAGAATATTTTCCAGCCCCTTCCATCACTCCTGGCGAGACAGATTAAATAAACGTTTTGTTTTGTTTTGTTTTGTTTTGTTTTTTGTTGGTATATTTCGTTTGAATTGTGGGAAACTCGTCGTTTGTTCGGAAACTTTTGCAAATATTAAACTAATCAAAGACAAAACGAAAAAGGAACATAAAGGTCGAAAATCATAATTTTAACGAAGAAATACCAAACCAATATTTTTGTAGAGCCAACAAAGGAACTTAAAGCCGCCGCCGTCCAAACATAAAATACCAAAATGGCTGACTATCATGAAGAGAATGAAATCGCGAAAACCGATGGGGCGGTTGGTCACGGTCCCAATGAGTCCTCTGTCAGCATTATGCCAGTAGCTAGATTCTTGCCTCAATTTCTCAAACAGAGAGCCATTTTCAAGTCAACCAAGAGCGACGGACGTGAAAATACGCACACACGCATCAAATACGAACCCAAACCCGACGAGCAACCCATTCAGGGAGGAAATTACCATATTCCTGACAGCGACCTTCCTCTGATGTGGAAACTGTACCACAAGCACGTATTTGTCGACAAAAAACCCGAATATCTCACGGAGAAGCAATTGGCAGAGGGAGGTCCGATTTTGATCGACTTGGACTTTCACTACGACATTTCCGTGACAGATCGTCAACATACTTCCGTCAATACATGGCACTTTATCCAAAACGTTTTGTTGGATACGCTGGGCACCATATTTGAGTTCCAAGGTGGAAGTCCATTTCGCGTCTACATTTTCGAGAGGGACCGCGTAAATCCAAAACCCGAGTTGAAAACAACCAAAGATGGCATTCACATTATTTTGGGGATGCAAGCTTCTCGCCGTGTTCAATTGTATCTGCGTGACCGCTGCATACCTCGGATGGGCGAATCGTTTGGGGATTTGCCATTAAAAATCGGTTGGGACAAAGTGTATGACGAGACCATCGCCCGCGGCTCGACAAATTGGCAGATTTTCGGCTCACGCAAGCCTATGCACGAATCGTATAAGTTGACTGCCATGGGTACAGCAGTTTGGGGAGGAGAGGGATGTATTGAAGGGCTGCAGTTGGAAGTGGCCACGGATGCAGAAGTCGAATGTATGGACATGGCCGTGTTATTGCCGCTGGTGTCTGCACGTTGTCGCACGAATCCGATATACCCCTTAAAGTCTGAGATGGAGACTTTGGTGGGATCTGTGCTGGATGCGACCGCGATGGTAAAAATCAAGACAGAAAAGAAAGAAGGTGGTGGCGCAGTGAAGAAAGGTGGAGCTGGTGTCGGCGGATTCGGCGGATTCGGTGGATTCGGAACGGAAAGCAGTGGCTGGATGGGTGCAGCCGCTACAAACCGTTCGCTTTCCCTCATTCCCCCCTTATCCAATCCTACTTCCCCCTCTTCATCTGTCACGACAACGTCGTCTTCGAACCAGCCGATTGCTTCAGGAATGATGATGGTGGCGGGTGGAGCCGCTGCTCAAATACAAACCGAACTTACCGAGGAAGAAATTGAAGAATTGCATGCCCAAGTGGTCGACCGTCCGTCCTTGGAGTCGACCATAGAGTACATCTTCTCCAAAATCCCCACCAGTTTGGACCCGACAAAAATCCGTATGACCCATCTTTATGCCCAGCTTTTGCCCGAGGATTTCTACGAACCTGGGTCTCATCTAAATAGTCGCAAAGTTGCGTTTGGGTTAAAGAAGGTCAGCGACAAATACCTGTTTTTGTCATGGGTCATGCTTCGCAGCAAAGCGGAAGATTTCGATTTTGCGACCGTTCCTCAGCTGTGGCATTCCTGGAAGCATTATTTTAATATTCGAGCGGGCACAGATGGATCCGACACATTCCGTGGAATCACACACAAGTCGATCATGTACTGGGCCCGAGAACGCAATTACGAAAATTTCATGGCCATCAAGGCGCAAAATATCGATATGCTGATCGTGCAGTCGCTGGAGGACAACTGTGAATATGATTTCGCTCACGTCGCTTTCCATCAATACAATGCTTCGTTTTTGTGTACGAGCCTCAAACCTGCCGTGTGGTACCGTTTCGACCAGCACCGTTGGGTAAAGGACCAGGGCAATCGACTGCGTCTGCAAATGTCCCAAGAACTGTATCCCAAATACGAAGCGGTCGTGCAGGGGAAACGCAATGTTGCCACCGCTATCCAAGATGTCGAAGAGCGGAAAGCCGAGCTGAAAAACGTGAGCCAGTACGATATGCGCGCCAAACAATTGAAGCGTACCACCGCCAAAAATAACATTCTGAGCGAGTGCACGGAATTGTTTTATGACGCGGAATTTGCAGGAAAACGGGACGAGGCCAAAGAATTGGTGTGCTTTACAAACGGTGTGTTGGACTTGCACGAAAAGAAATTTCGTCCTGGTCGCGCCGAAGACTACATTACGATGTGCACAAACGTGCCCTATTTTCCGCTTGCTTATTATCAGCAAAACCAGCCCGAATTGATAGTCGCGGTTCGCACATTTATGGAACAGATATTTCCCAACCCCAACGTGAATCGCTACATGTGGGAGCATTTGGCGTCCTGTCTCTATGGCAAAAATGTGCAGCAGACGTTCAATATTTATTACGGAAGCGGCAGCAACGGAAAGTCGCTCCTGACAGAGCTCATGAACGCTGCCTTGGGTGATTATTTTGGCAACTTGCCCGTGACGATTTTGACGGAAAAGAGGGTGGGGGCGGGGCAAACATGCTCGGAGTTGGCACAACTGCAAGGAAAACGCTATGTTGTCATGCAAGAACCGTCTCGCGGCGCCAAATTGACCGAGGGCTTCATGAAACAGATCACGGGCGATCCGACCATTCAGGCGCGCGACTTGTGGGAAAGTTCACGCAACATTTCCATCATGTTCAAGCTGATTTGCTGCTTGAATGTGCTTTTTGAAGTCGCCTCAGATGATGACGGAACTTGGCGGCGCATGCGCAACGTCCCGTTTGAAGCTAAATTCGGAGATAAGGAGACGGACCCTACCTTGCAGCATGTCAAGTACGTGTTCCCAAAAGACGTGAATTTGAAGGACAAGTTTACTGTCTGGGCGCCTGTATTTATCAGTATGCTGGTAGACGTTTATTTTCGCACCAATGGATTGGTACAAGACTGCCAAGAAGTCCTGGAAGCCACCTTGGCCTACCGCGAAAACCAAAACGTCATGGCTGTTTTTGTGAAAGAATGTATCAAGAAAGTCGTGGGCGAAGGACATGTATTGAGCAAGAAAGAGGCGTTTTATGGGTTCCAGATCTGGTTCAAAGAAAACCCCGATTGCAGTGGCATGAAATTGCCGAAAATCAAGGAATTTTCGGAATACGTGGACAAAATGTACGGCATGCGTGAGGGAGCTGGATGGAAAAATCTTGTGATGGAAGTCGCAAGTACCACAGGAAATTTTGGTGGTGTTGCCATTGCGGTGGCGGCGCCTGCCTCAGCTCTTTCTGCTTCGGCCGAATCGAAATAATGCCTTTAGTCGAAATAACCTCGTCCCTCACCCCACCTCCACACCAATCTTTTGTCGCTAATTTTTTAAAAAAAGAGAACATGTTTCGAATGAATTTCTTGACGACAAATGGGACAACTATCAATGCGATTGTCCAATCCGCAGCGAGGACAGGTTTTCACATGATTGCAAGGTAAAAATGCGACAGAGACAGTATTTACTAAGCAAATACAACACATGGGAAGATGCACGATCGGTTCGTCATTTATGATTGATGCAGGAGACGCGGGAGGGAGAAGAGGGGGAAGAGAAATGGGAGACGGGGAAGACGGGGGAGGAAGGGGAGGTTGCGATATGACTTTTGCGTACATGTAAATCAAGTTTTGATGGGGGAAAATTTCTTCAAGAGTGCGATTATTAATTGGCAAGCCTTCCATCTCCTCATTCGGGCGAGGAAGCGGAGCAATATCCTCCCAAAGAGGAATGAGCACAAAATCATCTTCGGGAGGAACTAAATGATGATTGAAAAGGGTATAAAAAGATTGACTTAGATCATTTTTTAGGGTGGCAATGGTTGTATCAGGGGGATACATCAATCGATGACGCAGGCCCGCGGAATAGGCGAGTTTCACTACGCAAATGGGCATGGCAGATAGCGCACGCTGTTGAAATGACAAAAAGGGAAGACGCAAAACTTAATTTCGTTTGGGAAATCGAACGGTGAACCGTCTTTAAATCAAAAATCGGGATTATCTGTAAATACTTTAGGCGTTTCGGGGGCTACCTCGCCTCCCTGGGTCTCGATCATGGTACCAAACTGGTCAATGACAAAGTTCCCGATTACAACACTGCAAAACACAAGAAGAGCATCTCTGACAAGGAATTTCAACGGAACTGGATCTTCGTCTTTGTCCACGATTCGCATTTCGGCGAATTTCATCACCAAGTAGATGACGGCAATGATGCCAGCGATGAGGAAAATATTCATGGGATTTGGAAGAGGGGAAGTAAGAAAAAAGAGGGGTAAGAAGAAGATAGCGAAAGGCAAGATCAAAAATTTATTGCTATGTCAGCACTAAGAAATAATAGCAGGAATTGACGCAGTCAATGGAGAACGCGCAATTTCATTATGGATCGACTTCTTTAAATACATTTGTTGAAACGAAGCAGAAAAGACCCGCATCGCAAAGGCATGCGCCCGAACGGCGATAACTTTCGCTTCGTCGTCGTGATTGCGAATCCACTCAATCGTCGTCTCTAAATCGGAGAGGTCTGGGTTCACCATCAAACAATTGACTTTATCTTTGAGCAATTCTTGAAACCAGCATCGAGCGCGTGAAATGATGACAGGAACGCATCCGATGGCGAATCCCCACATATGATTTGACGCAATACAGTTTCCATCAATGATCAAAAAGGTTTTGTATTTACTGAATTCACTTGGATCTACTCTTCCGCGCACGTCATAAAAAGTAGGGTTCTCATATCCGCGGTCCCATTGACGGATAAGTTTACAATCTGTGTCAGGATACGCAAACAGTCTCTCTACGACTTGGTATCGCAAAGACGGATCACCGATATGGATATTGCGCGAGTTTCCGCCCCGCCAAAAGATAGTATTCTTCCGATGGGTCCACAAAGGGAGTTGACGGAAAGATGGAAAGCTTTTTGCGATTCCCCTGGAAAATATTGCATCGTCCAAAGGTAAAAAGACCATTTTATGGGGAGGAATGACGGCATCTTTCACATAGGAAGGATTGGTTTGGGCCAGAGTTCCGACAATAATATCATAATCAGCGGGTGGAATTTTTGCATGGAGTAAGGCGGTCGCGACGTCCGATTGGGAGACGTCCCCGTCGGATTGGAAGACAAGAAACAACGTTTTGCTGCGTGCAGGCTCTGGGAGTTTGGCCATGATGTGGGTAGATATATAATTCATAATAGATCCTTTCAATTTGCAGCTTGAATATTTGCCGTCCCATAGAGGGAATGGTTTGGAATATTTTGCGGTGGTGGTGGCGGGATGTAAAATGATGTGATCACCATAAAATATCAGGGTAATCATGAAAAGCCAAACCAATAGAATAAAGGAAAACCACTGAATGATGAAAGCAATTTTTCTTTTTTATCTTTTCTTTTCTTTTTAGAATTGAGATATTCATAATCGTTCATTTGTTTTCTTCTTTTTTTTTACGAAAATCTTCTATCTTTGTTTTTCACCATGATGCTAGACAATCTTATTCCCCCGCCACCATCTCCTACTACACCTCTGGGATTTCTACAATGCTGTTTTCGTGTTACAATCTATTCATTCCTTATCATTTATGTAAGTATCATGGTTATGAAACTCGTGAATTATTTGACGTCACTGATGGAACGTTTTGTCAAACAAAAATGGTTATTGGTGCCCTTCCATTTATTTCTCATGATCTGGTCATTGTATTTCTTTTTCAATCTCGTCGATATCAATACGCACATTTTTTATGCCATCTCTCTAGTTTTTGTGACTGTTGTCATGACCACCCGATCAAATTATTTTTTCCCTTTCGTTGCCACGACCTGGGCCACTAAAAAGGAACAGGCGTTTTACAAAACAATCATGTAAATTTTACTTTTGTTTTTATTTTTATCCCACTGATATGAAAAAAAAAGGGGAAAAAATTCATTTAAATTCGTTTCTTTTAGCCGATCCCAACTGAATTTTTCCAACACTAGACTTCTCGCATGTCGCCTCTTCTAAAATATGGAGTTGAATTCTTGGGAACCTTTTGTTTATGTTTATCCGTTCTTGTGACGGGTAATTTTATGGTGATCGGTGCTACCTTGGCGCTGATTGTTCTTTTAGGAGGCAATATTTCGGGAGGAGCCTACAATCCTGCCGTCGCAATCGCCATGCTTTCGGCAGGAAAATTGGCTACCGCAGACATCCTCCCATATATTTTAGCTCAAATTGCAGGGGCCGTTTTGGCCGTAGAAGTATCGAAACGCATCAAAATGAGGATGTAAAATTTTTCTAGCCGATAGAATGATAAAAACATCTCATCCAAAAAGACCCAAAAAAAAGAAGAAATCAAAAAAAATAGAATAGTAGTCAAACTTCAAAACAAAATCAAAGTTATGCATTTAGCCAAATTTGTCAATTCCAAGAGCGGAAAATTTTTCATGTCGGCAATTTTGGGCTTTGGTCTTGCTACTCTTTTTCGTGCAGTATGCGAAGGCAAAAATTGTGTCGTGTTTGAAGCGCCTCCTCTCAGCGAAATCGACGACAAAATTTTCGAGTACGGAGGGAAATGCTACAAATACGAACATACCACCACCAAATGTGATCCGAGCAAGCAGATTGTCAAGGTTCAATGAAATGCGTGCAAATCGAGCGGAACATTTAGGATACCCACAATCAAACACCCAAGACAGAGTTAAGCCTGACCTCTTCCATCCAGAATAAGATTTCTGTTTTTCCCCAAAAAACCCCAAAAATGATGAGTATGACGACAAGCATCAACGAATTGCCTCAAGCTCTGGGGGGAAATGGTGGCATCGGAAGTGTTGGCGCTACTGTTGGAGGAACGGGATCTGGGGGAGTGGCTTTTCATATTACCGAAAAGGACGGGACCCCCTTAGGTGCACCTTTAGGCGGGTCGAATCATGGGTCGCAGTCTTCTTCTTCTCCTTCTCCCCCTCCTCCCAACCAAGCACTCGATCCCAAAACGATCCAAGAACTTGTCAGCAGTTTACAAGCGGCGAGTTCTTCAGGCATGACCCAATTACCATCGCGGGACATTCCTTCATCTATGGAATCCCATACGCATGATGTGCAAATCAAGCCCAATTATATTCCTCAGGCACAACCGACAAGAGCGGTGGATAAGGGCGACTTGCGAGGGCAGTATTATGATGCGGAGATGGGAGATGAAACCAGAGGATCTCCTGTGGGAAAGAGAGGAACCGTAGACGACGATGATGTTGCCACTATTGTAAGGGAAGATTTTTCCATTTTAGGAAGACGAGTTCAGCTCGCCACTCTGTATGACGAGATCCACAATCCCCTATTTGCGGGGTTGTTATACTTTTTGTTCCAAATGCCCATCGTGCGCAAAACATTGATTGAGATACTTCCCGATTTGTTTCATGGCGATGGCAATGTCAATATTTATGGAATTTTATTGATGAGCGTGGCATTTGCCCTTGCTTATTTTCTCATGTTCAAAACATTAAATTATTTTTAAACATTTTTTTCGTTAAACAATCTTTCTTTTTTTTTCCGTTAAACAACCATTGATTGCAAAATATGTTTGTGCCAACCAATGCATTTTTTGGTATTCTCTGTATTCTTGCCGTAGTGATTGGGTTTGTTGGAGCCTATATGTTTCACGAGTTGTATAAAACATACAGAGGGAGACAAATCGCTTTGGGAATTCACGACAAGCACCATAGGGAAGCTATTGAAGAAGCGAAGCGACTGTATCCAGATAGTAATTTGAAGACATACACTACAAGTACCATGAGACGAAGAACCTCAAACGATGATGGACAAGAACATTCTCATAAAATAATTTACAAGGATGGGGATCCTCTGAATGGAGGGAGAAAACGAAAGAATCAACGACGCAGAAAAAGCAGCCGACGACACCATTGAAACCAAAATATCATACACCTGACTTGTCATTTCGTTTCCCTTCCGACGGCCGATACCGCAAAAACCATTCTTTATATTCCAAGCTCTTTTTGTTCCGCTTCAATTGATGATATTTGGCTGTCTTCTCGGCACGTATACCTTGCAACGTTTTTTGTTTTCCGTAACAAGTCAATGTAAAACGTTTCAGTAAGCCGTGCTGATTCAATTTATTTTTCTGCTGCACTTCAAACAAAAATTGAGCCATGCAGGCAATTCGATTCGTGTCATAGTAGGACCGTTTGGTATACAAAAAAGCCAAATACAAACTGAGCATCGTATCGATTGTGGCGATTCGAATGGGTGTAGAGTCCAGATCTCCTCCTTCTTGTAAAACAATTTCGTTGAAACTATGACAAGCCAATGGTTCATAAATGGTGACGACTGTTTGCTTCCCCAAAAGGACGCGGAAATGGCGCGATACAATTTCTCCAATCGGAGCATGTTCTTCTATTGCCACCTTCCCACGACTTCCCGACAAACTCTTCGCCTCTTTATAGTTCGCGACCTTGACTTCTTCCCGCAATACCGTCGCTACTTTCTCCGCAGTGGCTTCTGGATCGATACTAAGTACGTCAAAATCGGGTACCCTCTCTACTTGTTGGCGCTGATGACTCGGCATGTATTGCGCGTAGAGAGAAATGGCGAATCCTCCGAAAAACACGACCTGGGAATCAACAAGAACTCGTTTTACCGCTGTGAAAAGAGCGGCTTCGTCCACCCCCTTGAACGAAGGAGCACGAGCGGAAGACGCTCCGCGCTCACTCAGAGATCGCTGAAAATTGCTCCGACGCTCAACCTCACAATTCAACGCTCGCAACGGATATTTTTGATTCAAAAGAGTAAGACGCCGCTGAACTTTTTCCCAGCGCGACAAGTCTCCTCTTGGCCGCGACAATTCTAAATACATCGACATACGCAAATAGTTGGGCGGACAATAATGAATTCCTTCCACCACGATAGCCTCTTTGCGTAGAGAATCAAACACGTCCTTGTGCACTGCTGTAATATCCGCTATGCCTATAAAATTCACAAACACTTTGTAGGTTCCATGATGCATTCCTGCTTTGGCCTCTACTTCTTCAAACCCCTTTTTGTGATAAAGGTCGGCTAACTCGATGGCATCTTCCATAGCCCGCTTGCTAAAAAAATCATAGTCGGGTATTTCGTTCTGGAAGTCGTAAAACTGATCGTCTTTGTCGAGGGCCGCGTTGATTGAAATTCCGCCGTAGCAGATCAGCTTTTTTCGTCGAAGAAAAGATTCGAGAATGGCGATCATTTTGCGGACGGCGGGCGAATTGACGGTATTTTGACGTTCTTGGGTAGACGCTTCGTCAACTGCTTTGCGAAGAATGGCCAACTCGCACTCTTGAAAACTCATTTCTGGATTGCATTCGGGATTGTCGTGTATGCGCCGACGATAAACAGATCGAAAATTGTCGCTACGAAACGACAAACTACGGAGACTTTGTAGTTTGCGAGTCTTGGTGTGCGATGGTCGTGGAGAATGAGAGCCCGATGTCATTTTTTTTTAAAAATAAACTCTCGGCAAAACGTAGTTTCTTAAATATAGATAAGAAAATTACTTTGCTTACTATTATCTAGAAAAAGTTTCTAGAGCGGATGATGGAGAGGGAAGCCAGGATTGACGAAGGAGGAGGATGGGGGAGGACGAGGATGGGGGGGGGGACGAGGAGGAGGGGGGGGAGGGAGGCATTCTTGGATTTTGAAAAAAAAAAGTTTATTTCATCTATAAAAAGTTTTGGATTTTAGAAAATGGATTCTTAAAAAAAAATAAAAAAATAAAAAAAAATTTCGAAGAGTCTTCTTTCTGAAATATGAAAATCAAAAATGGATGAAAACAAAAAAAATTTTTGAAAAATTTTTGAAAAAGTTTGGAAGGCCAGGAAAAATAACTAACTCAAATTGAAAATTGGAAGAAAGGGGATGTCACCGTTTTGGGAGCATAGGAATTGACCACAGATTGTTCAGGAATGTCAAAAATATTCGCCGAAGGGTCTCGTAGACCCACTGGTTTGAGGGCAAAGGCATATCCCGTGCTGTTAAAGAATGTATTGCTGGCGGTCAAATTGGCATCAGGAAATTGATACATCATGCAAAGGAATTGAGATCCTGTACTTTGAATCGTTAGCGCGTCCATATTCACCCACTTCCCGTTGGAGGGGCTCGGGTAAACCACGGTCAAGAAATCGTTGTTATGAATCGCCAATTCTTCGTCCGCATTGGTGTCTTGCATTATTTCTTGAGACGTCTTGACCTTGAACATGGGTTGTCCCGAGACGAAATTCACATACTCATAAAAATCAGCGCAACTTTCGTAGGCGCGACGGCTCTCTTCGGTGTTTTGTTTGTCGTCTCCGTGATGACTATCCACGAAGATGACAATCTTTTGCGCCAAGTCATTTAGTTTTACCGCTCCGAAATTTTTGTGGTAACTTTCGTAGCTGTATCGCGCAGGCAAAAATAATTCCTCGTGTTCGGAAAAAAGATTGGCCATCATTTGGAAGGCGCTTTGTTCGTTTGTTTTGAACCGAAAGCTTAGAAACAATGGATCCTTGGGATTGGGTACGGCATTGGGAGAGAAGGCATTGTCGATAATGGCCACAAACACGTCCGAGAAGAGCAAGAAATTGTAGGAATCGATAACGTAGTGATTTTCGGAGGAAGAACATGCCACAATCGGTTTTTTGTCATAGCAGAAAATCTGGAAATCTAAAAATCGGCATCCTTGTTTCATGCAATTGATCATTGCATCCAGGCTCACTGTTCCATCGGGAATCGACCCCGTACTGCAGCAATCATAGGCAGACTGGATATAGTATCCGCAGAGAGGCTGCGTAAATGTGGAGTTTGTCGGATCAATCGATTGAATGCTTTTGTTGATGGACGAATAAATGGCGTTCATGCTCGATGTGTTGGTAGAAGGAGACGTTTTGTCCTTGACAACCATGACTAGCCAGACCACCAAAACGATAAACGAAGCCGTATAAAAGCCCATATAAATGTATGCATTGGATGTCATGTTGGCAGAAATATTTTCCATGAAAGATGATGCGGTCTTCGATAGATTCGACATACTACTTGACACTTCTGTTTGATTGGCATTTTCGGCGTGATTATTTTCGGCCATTTCCCCCCTCCCCTTCCCAAAGGTTTCGGAATATTAAGATGGAAAAAAAAAGAAATTAGATTGAAACAAGAATCCCTTTTGTTAAAAGAACTCTCCCGAAATTTCTTTTTTGGACTCTTACCAAATACCCCTAAAATAATCCTTCACGTTTTATTTTCTATTCAAGCGCAAACGGCGATGGCAGGAGGACTCATGCAGCTGGTCTCTGTATCTGGAGCCAGTCTTATTCTTTACGGCAACCCCACAAAGACGTTTTTTAAAGCCAATTACAAAAAGACCACCAATTTTGCTATGCAAAAATTTTTCTTGAACTACGAAGGCAACCCGAATCTCTCCACAAGCGATGAAGCCACTTATAGCTTCAAAGTCAAGAGGTATGCGGATCTGCTCATGGACTGTTTTTTTGTCATCAATACCCCGCATATTTGGAGCGGTCTTATGCCACCTTCGTCTCCCGTGATAACGGCGGCAGACCAGGTCGGTGGTATCGCGAGCGCGGCGGGAGTTTCCGCGCCCGACAATGGTGGTGTGTGGGTTCCGTACGAGTTTCGCTGGATCAAGTATTTGGGCGTCGAAATCATTTCCGAAATTTCCGTTATTTGTGGGAACACGACGATCCAAAAATTCCCTGGCGATTATATTTTGCAGAGTGTCGAGCGCGATTACAGTTTCGAAAAGAAACAACTGTTTTACGAGATGATCGGGCACGTTCCTGAGATGATCGATCCAGGAAACGGAGCTTCTCGCCTCAACGCCTATCCCAACGCCTATTATCAGGGAGCGACCCAGCAATTTCAACCCGAACCGTCTATTCGCGCCCGCACCCTCTACGTGCCTCTCCATCTCTGGTTTTCCCAAAACACCCATTCGGCGTTGCCTCTCACGTCGCTGCAATATAACGAAGTGACCATCCAAGTAAAATTGCGCCCAATTCAGCAATGGTTCCAGATCCGCGACATTGCGGACGTCGCCAATAATTTTCCCCTGGTGTGTCCCAATTTCCACAACGCCTTTATGTTGATGCATCGTTTTTTGCAGCCCCCGCCTTCGATTGCGATGCTCCCTGCAGATTTTGTGGAGACCAGGAATGTATGGAACCCAAACGTCCACCTTATGTGCACGTATTGTTTTCTGAGTAATGACGAGGCGCGGCTCTTTGCATTAAATGAACAAACGTATTTGATCAAACAGCCATTCACTTACACTTTCCATAATATTTGCGGGGCTACCAAACTTACCCTGCCATCATCAGGGCTCGTGAGTTCTTTCCTCTTTACTCTGCGCCGCAGCGATGTCAATTTGCGCAATGAATGGACCAATTTTTCAAATTTCCCATATGAATCGATACCCATCGATTTGCAGGAAGCGTTGACTGTGGGACAGTTCCCTATTTACCGATACGATACGGAGACAAATCCAGTTCTTCATCAGATTGGACCTGGAGTGAATGCCGACGGTCGTATGACGGGGCTCTGGATTTCGCCAATTCAAAATGTAGATAACATCAAAACTATTTTGGTGAGTATGGGGATATTGTTTGACGGCGATTATCGTGAAAATGTCTTGCCCGTCGGCGTTTATGATTATACGGAGAAATGGCAGCGAACAGGAGGAAATAGTGGGGAGGGGAGGTACGTGTATGCCTTTTGCCTTCAGACACCTACGCAAATCTTGCAGCCTACGGGAGCGGTAAATATGACCAAGTACAATCGAATTGAGTTAGAGGTCGTAACAATCATCCCCCCTGTCAATCCTTATGCCCAGACACTGACAATTTGTGATCCGTTGTCGGGGAATATTTTAGGCATCAATAAGCCGACCTGGCAGATCTATATGTATACGTTCGACATGACGTTGTATGAAGAGAGGTACAATGTTTTATCGTTTATGGGTGGAAATTGTGGGTTGCTTTACGCAATGTAATCTACCCTGCCCCCATCCCATCCCCCATCCCCATTCCCGTACTCTTCAAGTTATCGTTTTTTGCGAATCGATCGGGTTCTTCCTCTTTTGATTTATGTGCGGCGACTTTTGCGGCGGCGTTTTCCTCCCATTTCAAACAGATCCTTTGATGGCAGTATGACTGGTTTAAAAACCTCCTCGTTTTCCGCTTCTTCCGTATCTTCCTCAGGAAGTGAATCATTACCAAGAAATAACCCGAGAATAATGACAATCACCATACCGAGCAGGATACTTGCCGTCATCATAGCCAGCATTCCATTATTCGATGGCGAACTAAATATCATGATACTGAATATTTGAGAAAAAGAAGGAAAAAAATATGGAACAAAAGCAATTGAAATTAGGTGGGGGAAAAAATCAAATCTTATTTTACAAAGGAACTGGATATTGTTGCCTGCTCTTTTCTCGAGCCCGTTGTTGACTGCGGACCCAATCTTCCCGATCGACAGCCCTAAGGGTAGATTCCACCAAAACTTGGGGAAAAGGAATGTCGTACGCTCCGTCCGACGACGGAACCACTGGATTCCCCAAAGTCGAAGAATTTTCATCCATATCCAAATAGGCAAGATTTGCATTTTTGTAGTCGTCGGCAGCGGCATCTTGCAAATGACAATCTATATCGCGGGCACAATTATCATTTGTCATTGAGCATCGATTGGACGGTCCGCAAAAATTCCGCTCATCTTCTTTGTGTGGGAGCCCAGCATTGGTGAGAGGAAGATCGCTCAAATATTTCGGTTGGAAGCCTTCCATACCATAATTGTTTTGAAACGCCGCCGAAAAGATCATTCCTGTCGCTACTGCAGCAATAAGAAGACAACAACAAACAAAAGCCGAGAAATGAACCATAATGTCCGTTTTTTGGTGGAAACAAAAAAAATTATTTGTGTGTACCAATCTTCAAGACGAAAATCTTTGGTAGGTGGTTAGACAAAAAAAATCTTTTCTGAAAAGTTTTTACCAGGCAGCGAAAGTTTAACAAAAACGAATCGTCTTTTCTTTTCTTACTGCCCAAAATGCCTCAAGCCGTTCTGACAACCGACAATCTCAAACAGATTTTGTTTACCTGTGTGGGCGTACTTATTCATATGATTCTTACTGTTCTTCTGGGCGCCATTATGATGTACCTGGCCAAGGTGGCGCGAGCAAAATACATTCCTGTAGACAAAACGAGAACACCGTATGTATCAAAACATGTTTTGCCTGCATCTATGGATCTCAAGGGCTTACTTAAAAACAAGATATCAAGGCTTAACGAAAATGCGGACGATGATGATACCGAGAAACCGTTTGGTGTGGTTGCAAGTGAACTGACTGACGAGTTAAATACTCCTTCCCCCGAGAAAGATATTCCGAAACCGTTTAAGGGAACCACCGTTGAGCAATGGAGGGAAAAATTACTGATTCCTCTCTTTTGGGACGGCGAGGGCAATGCTCAAATCATTTCGTTTAAAAATGTACGGGACCCAGAATTCATGAAGGATTGGGAAAAATCGGCAGATTCTATTTACAAGATTGTAGCCAAAGATAAAAATAACCCCTGGTCTCGCATGCGCAAATTGATTTCATTTGAAATTACCTATTGGAATTACCTTGTCTTTAATTATGTTTTGTTGGCCCTAGATCAGTTACACAATTGTTTACACGGCTATGTTGCCGATGGGGTTATGTTGTTCGTGGCCTCGCATGTCTTTTTTGGAGTTCTTTTGGTGAGCATTTTTGTGACCATGTTTGCTTCCATAGTAGCTGTGAAGCATACAGAAACTCTCTTTTATGAGTCTGATCAGAAACATCGATTACAAACTGTACCAGAACCAAAATTGAATGACCTCCCATTGGGGTTTATTGATAATACCGAGTATAATACCATTAATTTTGGATTTTGGTCTTCATGGTCGTTCTTTTTAAAGTATGCCAAATCTATTCTGGAGATGTATTTAAATCCAGGAGGCTATAACGTAAAAGGTGCTTTTGATGCTTTTTCTCCTATTAGCGCTCAGGTGGGTGCTGCCGTATATTTGGTAGTTGCAGCATTATTTTTTTTAATTCCTGTTATGATTATTTATGTTTCTCTTGTTCTGGCGTGGTACACGTTTGTCTTGATATGTTTTGTTTTTTTGGGATCGTGCTGCGGTATCTTCCTAGGACCTGTGATATTTATTCTTTTCATTTTTCATTTTTTATCAGTGAAAGCAACACATAAAATGTACAGGATTTGTGAAGAGGAAAGAGAATGCCAAACGTTTGCCGAGGATGGAAGCGAAGACAAAGCCTACTCTTGGTGGAATTATGTTTCGAATATGTGCCATTATCGTCTTGGAAGTATCATGGTTATTTTTACCCTGAGCCTGTTTTATAATATGTGGCCTATCATATACCAAAACTACAATTGGTTTTGGATATGTTGTGTAATCGTATTAGTAATGGCTTCTTTTGGGGGAATTTACAATTTCTATCAAAAACGAACGAAAGATGGATTCGTAAAGACGCAAATTGAAGGAGATGGCGAAGATGGTGAGCTCGATTCCGAGAAAGAACAATTAAATAGATTGTTCAAAACAGCTTTGTATTCAAGTTACGGGATGGAACAAAATCATTTTCCAGAAAGTATCAATGACTTTCAAGTGAACGAAACACTTAAAGGGATAGACGCTGTATTGCAAAGCATGAAAGCGATTCGTGCTAAAGGAGATCCTGAAGTAGAAAAGAGAGACGCAGAGAAAGCGGGAATTTTTCACCAAGAGAATGGTTCGATGAAGGTGATGGAGCATCCTTCTCTTCTTTCTAGCAAAGGGGAACCTTCCCAGGATTCTTCTGCCGCTACCTCAACGCCTGCTTCTAGCCCTGAGTCCGACACTCCAACGATCGATGCTGCCGCTACCTCAACGCCTGCTTCTAGCCCTGAGTCCGACACTCAAAAGAACGATCCTACTAATCCGTCAACGCCTTCTCCTAGCCCTCCGTCCGAAACTACAACGATCGATGGTACCGAGCAGTCATCGCTTGCTCCTAGCCTTCAGTCCGACACTCCAAAGAACGATGCTGCCGAGCCGTCAACGCTTTCTCCTAGCCCTGAGTCCGTAACTCAAAAGAATGATGCTACTAAGCCGTCAACGCCTGCTTCTAGCCCTGAGTCAGTAGCTCCAAAGAACGATGCTGCCGAGCCGTCATCGCCACCTCTTTCTAGTACTCCTGATTCTGATAATCAAATTTTGGACTCATCATCCGATACTGACGAGGAAGAGAAATTAGAAGAGAAAAGCGATAATGGATGGTCGTTTAGGACGATTATACTTTATGTCTCATGTGCACTTTTCGCTGTAGGTTTTGTTTTTTTCTGCGTAGGTATATCAAACTCAGGAAGTAATTCTATGATAACCCGAATAATGATGAGGGGAGGGGCCGCTATAATGATTTTTTCGACATGTGTTTTCATGTATCTGGAAATATTTTCGAAATGGTTCCCTACCCAAAAAGCTCACCTTAATCCTGAATTGGAGATTGATAATGACGAATCTGATACACCTTCTCGCTCTCCTGCAACCTCTCCTCCTAACTCTACTCCTGCAAGCTCTCCTCCTAGCTCTACTCCTGATAGCTCTCCTGCTAGCTCTGCTTCACTTCCTACTTCACCTCCTCCTCCTCCTCCTCCTCCTGCTACACTTTCTCCAGCTACACCTGCTGCTACTCAGAGTCCTTCTCAACATAAGATTATACCTTTTGGCGGCAAAAAAATCCAAGATATACCTATAAACGCGAGAGAGAATCTTCGCCATGCTACACCTCCTTTTCCACCTACTCCTCTTCCTACTCCTGCTACACCTCCTCCTCTTCCTCCTGCTACACCTCTTACTCCACCTCCTCCTCCTCCTGTTACACCTCCTAATTCTGCTACACCTCCTCCAGCTACACCTGCTGCTACTCAGAGTCCTTCTCAACATACGATTATACCTTTTGGCGGCTTTAAACTCCCTGCAATACCCAAAGACGCGAGAGAGAATCTTCGCCCACCTCCTCAAAGTCCCTGAAGCCTCCCATCTCCACTCTTATGAGAAAAGATTCATCCCACTAGAAGATGAAGAAGATTCCGCATTACTCCATCCTTGACCGTATGCAGTACCAACAATGAGTTGAAAATTCGACGTATCAATATGAATTTTCAAATTAGATACCTTGACGAGATTTTTGGATTCTGCAATGATGCGGATCTTATCGATTAGTTTTTCACGCAGTTGATGAAATAAATCGTTTTCAAATCCTTCCCCTCCAAACAAATTCGATATATTCGTTAGGAATCGTTTCCCACCATTAATGGGGACCGTCTCTGTATAATGAACGATTCCTTCTGCCTTTAAGGACGTATCATCATTTTTTTCTGTCGTTATCATTGTCGTTTTGTAAAAATACTCCATTTTATCATCAAAATCTTGATCTAATGGGATATTACTCGTCATCGAAGGATCTCTGTCAAACATGGAAGAAGAGTTAGCATCTCCTTCTTCTTGTTCTCCTTCTCCTCCTCCTCCTCCTCCTCCTCCTCCTGCTGCAGCAGCAGATCCCATACCAAATCCCAAGGCACCCGCCTCTAAAGCCGTGGGATTTTCCATCTGGTTTTCATTCGGAGGAGCTTCCATATTGCCTTCCATACCACCAGTACCGCCTTCCGCCCCTTCGCCCATACTACCTGGCCCCGATGACGATTTTAAAATATCATAATCTTCTGTTTTGGTATTTATGCCTCCACTGTTTTCCCCCGATCCTCCAAAAGGGGACGGATTATTTTCAGATGCATAAGCAGGAGAGCTAGAGCCTGAATCGTTCATGAAAAAACTTGGCATCCCTGACGACGAAGATCCCGCCATCGCGGCATTTTGTGAATCCATTTGATTGTTTTTTTGGATTTCGTCGTATGGGTAAGGGGATGGCTCTGGAATTCGGGGATTGTCGGCTCTTGGGGGCGGGGGAGGAGGAACTTCAAACGATTTTGAT